GGAATGAAGATATATAATCCAGTAAGAATAAATATATTCCACGAAGTTGTAAAACCAGTGGATAATGCACAATAGTAGTGTAATTAAAGAGTATTTTAATACTTTTTAATACTTTTTCTTACTAGAATGATATTCTAATAAAATATAAAGATCAAAATATTAAACATTGGGATATTTACTTAAATTTTAATTTTGATTCATATTTTTATAAATATCCATTATGTTATCAAACATATCCTCAAACTGAAAATCAAAAATATTGGCATCCAAATAATTTGTCTTTTATAACTAATTTCCTAATTTTTATACATAAAATATTAAAATTAGATAAACAACCACAACCAGGATATGATATAATTTATAGAACTTTATTTATATTTAATTATTTATTTTTTATATTGTTTATTATATATTTATTTTATTTAGTTCATAAAATAATAATTTATTAAATATAATTTAAATAATCTATAAATTTAAAAGCATTATCTAATATTTTTAAATTATTAATTCTTATACTTAAATAATATTTTATTTTTATAAATTCTTATACATTATCTAATATTTTTAAATTATATATAATCAATTACATTATCTAATATTTTTATTTTATTAATATTAATAAAATAAAAATATAATATTATTATATATTATATTATATTATAATGATAATAAATTATCAAGATAAATATTTAGAATACAAAGATTTATATAAAAAAATAAAAAATAATCGTCCTTTTCCTATAATTTTAGATAATATAAATAAATATATTAAAAATATAAATGATATAAATAATAACATGAAAACTTTCTTAAATGTAGGTGGTTCTAAAAAAAAAACATGTGATATAATATATGAAGAAAAATTACAAAATTATAAAATTTTAATGGATAATGCACAATATAGTATTATTTATTTTAAAAATTTAGCTGAACAATATTATAATACATTTATCTATAATAATATTTATTATAAACAATTATTGGAACAATTAAAAATAAAAAAAGAAGAAATTAATAATATTAATAATAAAATTCTAGATATAAATAATAATAATTCTTTAAATAATGATAAAATAGATATGTTAGAATCAGTAATGAAAATGTTAGAGAATATGATACAAAAAAATAAAGATAAAATTAATATAAATAACATTGAATTAGATATAAAAAGTGTTTTAAATGGTGATAAATTAACATATAATACAATTACAAAAGTTGATGATAAAATAATCAATTCAATTGAAAAAAGTTTTGCACATATTGGAGGTAGTAATTTTATAGATAATATTAGAGCAACTATTAGTAATTTAAATACTAGTACAAATATTTTAAAAGATAATAAAAAATTTATAGATGATAAACTTAAAAATTTACAAGAACGTATGAAAAATATTATAGAACAAAATGATGAATTATTTAATATTAGAACAAAAATTGAATTTATTGTTAATAAATTAGAAACAACTTCTGGAATATCAATTGATTTTGATAAAGATGCTACACAAGAAAGTTTAATTAAACAATTAAAAACAATTACAACAGATTATCAACAAAATCAATTAGATGAATCGGTAATGGCTTATATTAAAGATCTAGAAAAATATGCTGGATTATTAGAAAATTCTATTAAAGCCAATAAAGATACTTTTAATAGTTCAAATAGTCAAAATGTTAAGGAGAATAACGAAAATCTTAAACAAGTTACATCACAGGAAGAGGATAATATAACACAAAAAGGTGGGAATAAATCGATATCATTAAATAATGATAAAATAAAAATTCATAAAGGTGGCGCAATAAAATCATTAAGAGAACATTATAATAATGATATAAATGCTGATATAATAAAATTATTTACAAAAATTTTTAATATCAATAGTGATTATATTATATTTAGCATTCATGATGAGAAAAGCCCTTATATAGTAATAAATCAAACAGATCAAACAGATCAAAATTTAAACAAAATGATAGATTATTTAAAAAATATTAGTGAATTAATGAAAGATCCAAAAATATTTTCTTTATTTCATACTTTAATATTATTAATAGAAAGATATGAACTATATTTAAAAACATATATTAAACAATTATTTAAATATAGTCATTTTCAAGATTCTGACAATAATATTCATTCATTTGAGGACATAATTAAAAAATTTATTAGTGAAGACGATTTTATTAAAATATTTGGTGTTAATAATATAGAATATCAAGATTTTTATAAAAATATATTTAAAAATGATGATATATTTTATTTAAATAATAAATATGATGATATTAAATTATTTAAATTATTTAAATCGATTGATTTTGAAATAATAGATTCTAAAGTAAAATTAAAAAATAAAATTAATATATATTTAGTTAGTAATTTATTATTGACAGACAAGATAGAATCCCATTTAAAAAAAACTATAGAAAAAATAGATAATTCAATAATATATTTTATTTATACAATGTATTATTTATTAAATAAATATAAAGTATGTTTGGAAACTTTTAATATTGAAATAGACGATAAAGATAAAGAAATAGAACATAATGCAGAGATAACAAAAACTATAGGAATTATTTCTAATATATTACATAAAACATATGTACCAATTTCATCAAAAAAATATAATTTATCTGGTGGAAGTATGCTATTAGAAGATTTTTTAACTCAAGCAGTTTTAAAAGATCACTTTACTAAAATAAGTACAAGTAAAAAATCAAGCAGCAAAAATCAAGATATAAATGTTGAAATAACAAATATTATAAATAAATCAATAAATACTTCAGCAAGTAAATTATTAAAAGTTAAATTAAAAAAAGAACAAATAGATAAAATGTCTGAATTATTACCAATTATTTTTTTATCATCACCAGGAGATGATATTAATACATCTTGTCAAAAAATTAAAAGATTTATAGATCCTATTATAGATAATATAGAAAATTTATTTAATAAAATAAATAATAAATTAAATCAACCCAAAGAAAAAGAGAAAATTTTACCAACAAATATAGATACATTGACAAAATTATATGAATTAATTAAAAAAGATACAATTACAACTACACCTACAATTTCTAATAAATCTAACAAATCTAAAAATTTAAAACCTCGTATAGAACCATTTATTGAAAAATTAATAAAATGTAGAGATGATATAAAACCATATATTAATAAAATTAATTTATATAAAACTATTATTGCAGGATTGTCTAATTTTAAAAATGAAGATAAATTAGCATTAGTACGGATTAGTGCAGAATTAAAAACTCAATTTGAACTGGGGACAAGTAATTATTTAAAAATAATACCAATGATCTTTTTTACTACTGAATTTCCTGTTACTCAATATCTTGATAAAAATTTAAAACCTATAAATAATTCATGTGATCTTAAATTTACATATGATTCAACTTATGGTAAATTAAATTATGAACTTATTGATGAAAACTGTACTAAAATACTATCAATAACAGATATAACGCCATCAAAAAATATTACTATTACAGATACACATGGAGCATTTTTAAATAGTACTAATTGTGATACAACAAAATGTATTATAGAAGATAGAATAATAGGATTAAAAAAATTAATTGAAACAGGATCAGAACCTTCTAAACCTTCTAATAATATTATTAATATGATGTTTGCATTAGGAGCAAGTGGAACCGGTAAAACATCTAGATATTTTGGTATTCCAGGTGTTGCTGGTAATCAACAAGGAATTGTACCATTTATTATTGAAAATAGTATTCAAAATAAAACTCCAAAACCAGAAGTTTCAATAGCATATTTTGTTTGTTATGGTCAAAAACAAAATATAGAAACTGATACAGAAACTGATACAGATTTATTTGAAACATTATTATTTTTTAATATTAATAAAATATGTTTTTCAACTCCAGCCCCTATTAAAGGTGGATCAAATGACTATATCATTATAAATGAAGAAGAATCTAAATCAGATAATATAACTAATTATTATAATGATAATAATTCAAATGAAACTAAAACTAAAATAAGTGGAATAACAAAAACAACTCCTATAAAGAGTACTAGTTTAATAGATAATGAGAGATTTCATTCATATTTAATGAATAAAGAAACTACAGCTGAATCTGATATTAATTATACAAGCTTTTTTATTAAATTGATTAATAAAAAATTACAAGAATATGATTTTCATAATATTCATAATATTATTGATGGAAATAGTAATGATTATATTATAACAGACAACAAGTCTATAACATCTAAAACATTTAGAGAAATATTAAAAGAGAAAAAGATTTGGTATACAATTGATGATACATTATCACCCAATGATTTATCAATAAAATTATCAGAAATTTTTGAAAATTTATTAAGAGAACAAAAAAATATATATACTGTTTTACCAACAAAAAATAATATTGAAAGTTCACGTGGACATACATGTGTATTAATAAGTATTGAAGAAAATGGGAAAACTAAATATTTTCCATTATTTGATATGGCAGGGACAGAAAATACTACAACAATGAAAAATTTTTTAATACAAAATTCTAATAAAAATTATCAAAAAAGAATGGAAAAATTAATTAAAATAGTTAATGAGGTTACATCAAAACCAATAAATAATAATGTATTAAAAGATGATTATAATAAATATTCATCATTAAATGACATTATTGATGATGCTACTGTAAAAATCTTTTTAAATAAATCACAAGCAGGTGGTTCCAATCCTCAAAAAAAGATGAACGGTGTAAAAACATCGGAAATTGCTGAACTTGATACTGAAACAGTAAAATTTCCGAGTGCAGAACATTTTATTGATAAAATAATAAAAGAAGGATTTTATATAAATCATACTATAGGAATGTTAATGTTTGCATCAAAATGTATTGGTAGTAGTATGAATACTAAAATAGAGGATGGAGAAGATAAATTTGATGATTTTGGGAAAAATTTATTTTCAGACATGAATAATATAATTTCTAAAAATATACCTGATACAAAAACAAGAATTTTACTAGATAAATTTAATTATAATTCTATACTAAATAATAGTTGTATTTGGTTGCAAATATTATTTAGTTTTTTATATTGGAATGAAGAAACTGAAGAAAGTTCAAAACGTATATTGTATGACATTTTTAATGATGAAATAACTAAAGATAAAATAGAAAAGTATAATAGTTATTTAGATGAAATTACAATATTTAAATATGATGGTATTAAAATAAAAGATATTGTGGATAATTTACAAAAATTATTTCCCGATAGTACTGCAAAAGTTTCTAGTCCAGCTGTAATTGAAGAAAATAAAAATAATAAAGATGATATGAATGATTTAATTATTCATCAGATAAGAAATCAAGAAGATAACAATAATATTATAAATAATGTTATGATTGGAGGAAGTATAGAGATAGAGAATGATTCAGATAATACAGAAAATAATAAAATGATTAATTTAATTATTAATAGTAATAATAGTAATAGTAGTAGTAATAGTAGTATTGTTGCTAAAACTAGTGCTATTATTGTTCCATATAATATTAAGAAAATTGATATAGATACTATAAAAAAAAATATTGATCAAATTAGTAGTAATGATAAACAAATTTTTGTAGAATTAATGACAAAATATAGTGAAATTTGCGAGGAATTAGGAAAAAATTTTATTAAAAGTAATAAAAATAAAATTGAAAGTATAATTAATAAAAATAAAATAGAATCAATGCCAAATGACGAGACTAAAGAATTACAAAGACAAATAGATGAGGTTAAAGAAGAAATAAACAAAATTAACAAAAACTATATATCTAATACAGAAATAAAAAATACAGAATTAAAAAATAAATCTGATAAATTGGATGAAGCAAAAAGACAACAATTGCTTATTAATATCCCAAAAAAACTTACACCCAGAGAAAAAGAAACAAATTTTTCAAAATATTTACATAAAATAATAATAATATTTTTAATTTTAGACAGAATAACAATAAGATTAAATTATTTACTCATAAATACACCTATTGAATCCAAAACTGTGTATGGTAAAGCAACAAATATGATGAAAGGGGATAAAGGGGATCTAATATTAGTTAGTGATTATGAATACAGAAAACGATCATATCAAAATATTATTGATGAATTAAAAAAAAAAAATAAAAATAATAAATATGAAGATGGAATATCTTCTGTATTAAATGCAAATATATTCGATACAGATTTTTTAGAAGAAAATATCAAAACAAATGTTTTTGAACTAATTACAGAAATAAATAATATACATGGACATATATTAGCTATTTTACCAGAAAAAAATCCAGAAGAACAAAAAAGTCAGGAACATCTTAACATTATAAATAATTATAAAGATAAAAATATAGATAATTATATTAGTGATGTTACTAAATTAATTGAATCTTTATTAGATTATTTCAAATTTAATCCAACAGAATGGTTTAATGATAATATAACTACTAATGATTTTATTAACAATAATTTTTTTACTAAAAATAAAATAACTAATAGTTTAGGAAGAATTTGTTATTTTTATACAAGTAATCTCGATGAAATAATTAATAATATAAGTGTAAATCGTAACAAAATTTTAACTTTCTATACAAATTTTTATAATAAAAATGAAAGTAAAGAGATAATAAACAAAGAAACAATAATAAAATCTAATTATGAAACACAAATCAAAGAATTAAAAACTGACTTACAAACAGAAATAGAATCATTAACTAACAAAAAAGATGCAGATATAAAAGAACAACAAAAAGAAATAGATAAATTAAATGATCAAATAAAAGAAATACAAAGTAAAGATACAGATGCAATGGATATATTAAATAACTTACAATCTTTTATACATTTTATAAATTGTTATGCTCATAATAACAAATTAATTATTACATTAAAATCTAAACATATATATATTAATGATAATTATCTATTAAATCTAATAAATTATTTTATCATAATTAAAATATTACAAGAAAACCAAGAAAAACTAAAAAAGAAACATGGTGGATCATTAATTGAATATAATCAAATATTAAGAGTTAAACAATCTCAATCAACTGCTACAAATTTAGTTTGTATGCATCTAGTTACTGGACAAGCTTTTAAAAAACCTATGGTTGAAGAAACATTAGGATTAGTTAAAAATTTGTATGAAGCAACTGATATAAAAATTGATCCTATATAATAATTAAATTAATATATTAATTATAATATTTTACATATATAATAATTTAAAAATATATTATTATATATAATAAATGAAAATAATAAATATTTCGGATTCTGTTGAAAAAAATCTAGTAGAAAATCCTGATAAAATCAATATTATCTATCAATTCTTTATTCATCATAATAAAAGACGAAATAAAGAACTTAAAAAAGTCCTAAAATTTAATGTTGAAAATAAATTTATCAATAAAATATATCTTTTAAATGAAAAAATATATAATAAAGATGAATTAGGTATTGAATCTGATAAAATTGAACAAATTAATATTGGTTCTCGTTTAAAATTTAAAAATGTTTTTAATTATATTAATATTAATAAAATTCATGGTTATAATGTCATTATTAATGCAGATATTTTTTTAGATGAAACAATTAATAATCTAAAATATTCTAATATCCATTTACAAAAACAAATGTTTGCTCTATTAAGATATGAATATAATCAAGATGATATTAATGATTCAGAAGTATTTGGTCCAAGATTTGATTCACAAGATACATGGATTTTTCATTCAAATTTTAATCCTAAAGAAGATGAAGAAAAAGTATTTAATTTTGAATTTGGAAAACCTGGATGTGATAATAAATTTTTATATTTAATGAATATATTAGGATATCAGATAATTAATGATCCAAAGTTTATTAAAACATATCATTTTCATACATCGGAAGAAAGAGATTATGGTAATCAAGATTATGTAGCAAATCCATGGGCAGTATGTCTGCCAGCAAATGTTGCGACAGATAGATTTAGACCAACATTAGGAATTGATATATATGATGTTGCTAAACATACAAATAATTTTAGAGAAGTTCGATTTGAAGATAATTATATTTTATATAATTATATCAGACATAAAATGAGTTTAAATCAAAATTTTATAGTTCCAAGAATAGCTGGAATAGAGAATAATTATGCTGTTGAAGTATGTTTATGTAAAGATGCTGGAACATTTACACCAGAATTTCAAAATTATGTAAATTCATCATTACAAGTTATGAAGAATAATGCAGGTATTAAATTATCTAATATTAATTCAATTATTAAATATTCAGAAATGTATATGGAAGCATTTAATCATTGTGAATTATATACAGGATGGGAACCTCATGGAGAAGTTTATAAATATATAACAAAATCTCATGATTATATTAAAGAAAAATGTGGGAATAGAAAAATATTATGGGCATTTGGTCTAGATATTTATCATTATATTAAAACACAACCATGGACACATAGTTTAGAAGGTAAAAGAGTTTTAATTATATCATCATTTGAAGATTCAATTAAAGAAAAAATACCTATTAGATCAGAAATTTATGGGATAGATTTATTTCCAAATTGTGAAATTTTAACAATTAAACCCCCACAAACTCAAGGTTCTGAAAATTCTGAAGAATTTGATATCGAATTAAATAATTTTTGTTCTAGATTAGATTTAATTAGAGATAATTATGATATTGCTCTAGTATCGTGTGGAGGATATGGAAATTTAGTATGTAATTATATATATAAATCTGGGAAATCTGCAATATATGTTGGTGGTGTATTACAAATGTATTTTGGAATTTTAGGAGGACGATGGCTAAGAGAACGTCCAGATATAATTAGATTATATTTAAATAAACATTGGACAAAACCAAAAAATAGTGAAAAACCTCAAAATTATCAAAATGTAGAAGGATCTGCATATTGGTAAAAAAATTAATATTTTTCTAATCTTATTATTATAATAAAAACATTTATTTATACTAATTATAATGCCTTGTAATTGTTTATTAAATAAATGTATGATATGTTATGAATTAAATAAAAACTTAATTAAAGAATATCATAAAATTGATTTAAATAATTTTAACATAGATGATTATATAACTGAATTTATTCAAAGATTGAATTATGAAATAATTTTTGGATATTTAGAAAAAAAAACATTATTAGATAATACATTTTTAATAAATGATCAGATAAATTGTAAAAGAGATACAGGACATAATACATGGTTAATTGAAATTATTTTAATTTTAATTCAAAATAAAGTAATTATAAATGGTTTAAATTTAGAATTAGCATATAATAATTATAAAAAATATAAATTAAAATTAAATAAAAATATAATGAAAAATGAATACAATGAATGGTCACAATATATTATTGATAAAGTAGATGAAGATGTATATAATGTATGTGAATATATAAGTAAAAACACTGATAATAATATATTATGGACAGATGATTTATATATTGATAAAAATTATTTATTAACAAATCCAATTAAAGATTTTTATAATGAACCTAAATTTAATTTAAAAAATAAAAATTATATATATGATGATTTAATTAATTTATATTATCAAAAATTTTCTAATAATATTTATGATTATTGTAATAAATACTATTAGAAAAATAATAGATATTACACAATAAAAATGAATTTGTGTTACTTTAATTTCATAAAATTTTATGAAATTATTTTGATTTATAAAATTTTAAATTATATTGAAGAATTAATTATGTTCTTAATACCCATTCTCTAATAAATATAATGCATTTATTAAAGAATGGAGGAAATATATATTTTTTTATATTTAACCATATTTATTTATCTTAACGCAATTGCATTAAATAAAAATTGAATAAATAAACTAATATTAATATTTATATTAATATAATTATAAAAAATGTCAAAATTCAAACAATTACAAAATGCTATCGAAAATACAGATTATGATTTAATATATTCTTTATTAAAATTAAATCTTGTTTCTTATGAACAACAAAATGATGATGGTGATACGTTATTACATTTATCATTATCATTTTTATGTCCAAATAATAGTTTATATGATAAAATTATAAATTATATTATAGATCATATGATAGATTTGGATATTCAAAATAATAATGGTTTTACATGTTTACATGTAATTACTAGTAGAATCCTATATGATATAAAATATGTTAAAAAAATTTGTGATAGAATGAAAAATGTAAATATTAAAAATAATTATGGTAATATACCATTATTTTATGGACTAATTTATCAAAAATATGATATAATCAATTTATTAATTGATAAAATTGAAGAAAATTATCAAAATGAATCAAATTATACTCTTTTACATTTTGGATTAAAATATCATTTTTCAGATGATATTTTAAATAAAATTTTATTAAAAACATATGATATAAATGCAAAAAATGATAATGATGATTCAATATTACATTTTGCATTAGAATATTGTAATTTAAATTTTATTAAAATTTTATTAAAATATCCAGATATTAATTATAATCAAGCAAATATAAATAATGAATTACCATTACATATTGCAATTAAAAAATTATCTACACATACATCAGAAAATATTAGGATTATTAAAAAAATAGTAGATAAAACAATTGATATTAATTTTGAAGATTGTTATAGTAATTCAATTTTAAATATTGCAATTATTTATAATAGAGAAAAATATATTAGAATATTATTAGAGAGAAATGATATAAATTATAATATAATAGATAATGAAGGTAATAATTTGTTGCATTTATTAGCATCATCTTATATTAATGATATAGATATTTTTAATAAAATAATTAAAAAAATAAATAATATATTTGTTCAAAATAATCAAAATCATAGTTTTTTACATATTGCTTTTATTAGAAGAAATATCAATTTTATATATATGACTTTGGATTATATACTAGAAAATAGAGATGTAATTAATTTAAATCTATATTTATATAATAAAAATTATATAAATATAGCAATTAATTATTTATCTGATATTTATGATTCAAATATTTATACTCCAATTTTAATTAATTTAATTAAATTAGGAATTAAATATGAACCTAATAAAATATATAGAATTAATCCAAATGTTAAACAATTATTAATTTATTATGATAAAGGTTTAAATTATGAATCTATTCCAAAAGAAATGAAAATGGATCAAAAACAAACAGAAATGATAATTAAACAAAGAAAAGATAAAATATATTTTCATCCTCTAATACAAAGAGAAATGAGTAAAGATCTTTTAACATATGTACATGTAGTTAAACAAAAAACTAATGCTATTAAACCAAAACAAATATATAAAAGTACTAGATTATTATATCATCGAGTTTGGTTAAGACATATTTTAAGATTTAATAAAGATAATTATGATAATTTTTTTACAGAAAAAGATGATATTGATTTTACTAATTTATTATAAAATTGAAATTATTATATATTATATATAATTATATATAATATATAATGTTATCACTTATACCAAAAAATAAATTTTTAACACCATTTGAAAATGAAAAAAGATTTAAAAAAGCATTAGAAATAGCAAATAAATTACAAGGTAGACGAAAATCTATTTATGACTCATATTATATAAATATAAAAGATAATTATAAAATAAATAAAATTTGAAAATATAATTATTTAATTATTATAATATATTATATTAAATAATGTTTATTTATAATAACTATATCATCAATATAATATTATTTATTCAAAATAATATTAATATATTAATATATAATAGTTATAATATAAATCAATCAAAATTAATGAAAATTAAAAAAAACGAATTTGATGATTGGGCTAAATATATTATTAATAAAGCTGAAAAAGATGCATACGATGCATATAATAATATATTAAAATATGATGATAATATAATTTTTACAGATAATTTATATATAGATAGAGATTATTTATTAAATAATTTAAACAAATATTATATAGAACCTAAATTTAATTTAATAAATAAAAGTAAAGTATATGATAAAATTGTTGATATATATTATATAAATTTTTGTAATAATATTATATATTATCATAATAATTTTGATGATATTTTATGATTTTTAATTATTTATATATATATATATATATATATAATAATTAAAAATTGAATAATATTATTATTAATATAATAATTAATTAATTAATAAATCATGATTAATATCAATGAATTATTATTATTAAATTTTATAAATAATAAAAACTATCAAATAATTGATTTTTGTTATGTATGTATTGGATTATTATTTGTTCATTTTATTAAAAATAATTATATTAATATAATTTTAAAATTTTTACCTGATATATATTTTAAAAAATCAACAATTAATATTACTGGATGGGAATTTTTACAAACTGGACAATATACATTCGAATATCCTAGAAATATGATTGCTATTAATAATTATGTATATGTTAATAATAAAGCAAAAAATTATAATTATTTTAATATTATGATGAATGGTATAAAATATTTTGAGAAACTAAAAGAAAATATAAATGTTAATGATAATTATTTATTAGATGAAATAAATAATATATGTATTTATGAAGATATTTATTTAACAATAGATAAAGAAAAAATAAATTTATCAAATGAAGTTACAAAATCATTTATTTGGAAAATATCAATGAAATTAATTAGTTATAAAAATGATAATAAATATATTGAAAATTTTATTAATAAATGTATAGATGATTATGAAAATATATATATTAATAAAAATAAAGATAAAATTTATCATTTTATATATCAAGGGACTGAAAATGGGAACCCAAATTTTTCTTCTACTATTATCTCTAATCTAAATAATCCAAATTATAAAAATTATGAATCATTTGATAATTTATTTCATAAACATAAAAACATGTTAATTAAAGACATTAATAGATTAAAAGATATTGAATATTATAAAAAAACTGGATTAAAAAGAAAAAAGGGATATTTATTTTATGGACCTCCTGGATGTGGCAAAACATCAACAGTAATGGCAATATCAAATTATGATAATAGACATATATTAGAGATTCCATTATCTCGAATTAAAACAAATAATGAATTTGAAAAAATATTAAATATATGTGAAATAGATAATATTAAAATAAATTACAATAATACTATAATTTTATTTGATGAATTAGATATTGGAATAGCTTTAAATCGTACACAAAATGAAAATAATGTAATGGATATAGATATAAATATTATGAAACAAATTAATTTTAATAATGATAAATTATCTTTAAATACTGTTCTAAGTAGATTAGATGGTATTGGGAATTATAATGGATTAATTATTATTGGTACAACTAATAATATAGATAATTTAGATAAATCATTATATCGTGATGGACGATTAAATTTATTAAAATTTGATTATGTATCAAAAAATGAAATAATTGATATGATAGAAAAATATTATGATATTAAATTAAAACAAGAACAAATAGATAAACTTGATAATATTGATAATATTTCACATTCAAAATTAATATTTGAATTTGAAAAATATGAAAATGTAGATGATTTATTGTTATTATTTAAAAATTAAATTAATTTTATTTATGTAGATATAATATATAGATAAATATTAATGAAAAAAAAAATCCTAGTTTTTTTAAATAATATCTTAAATACAAATATAAATTATTTAGATGTAAATAATTATGATGTTATTTATATATTTAGTCATAATTTAATTAATGCTGATATTAAATTATTAATATTATTAATAAATTATGCTGATATAATTATTTTGACAGGAGGACCTCAGCATTTAATTGAAAATAAAATAAATAAATATCCTGAAATAAATATAATAATAAAAATAATAGATTTATGTTATATCTTTAATAAATTATTAATTGGAATATGTTTAGGATGTCAATTAATTGCTTTAACATATGGAATGAAAATAATAAAATTAAATAAATTACATGTTGGTAAATATTTTTTAGATTTAACAACATTAAATATGAATATCATTAATAATGACAATTTTTTAAAAAAAATAAATTTTAAATTACTAAAGAATAGTTTTAGTTTTCATAATGATGGAATATATGATATACATAATAGTCATATAGATATTTTAGCATATTCAAAAACACGAGTTCCATATATTATACGACATAAAAAAAAACCAATATATGGATTTCAATTTCATCCTGAAGCAACTATTAACAGTATAATTAATTCATTAAATAAATATGATATTAAAATAGATATTAATAAAAATGATGATATAATATATAATAAAATTAATAAAATGTTTTTTAATATATTCTTAAATTAAAACTCATTATATTTATTTTTAATCATAATATGTATAATTGACGTTTGAAATGATTTTTGGTTATTATCATTTAATAAATTATATTCATAATTAAATTTATTAATTATTGTATCCAAAGATTCTTTATTAATTTCATATGTTTCTAATATTTTTATAATAGTACTAATATTATCTTTATTTTCATTATCAAAATTATTAAAATATTTGTTTAATATTTTTTTAATTTTTATACTATTTAAAAATATCTCTCTAATTTCTATATGATAATCATAATTTATATCATATATGTTAAGCCATTCTATTTTTTTATAAAATGGTTTATAACAATAATCATTACATCCTAAAAATATTGATGTTGTTGGTTTACAATTCTTTTGAAGAATAATTAATGATGGTAAATTATTTTCTATTGGTATAATTTTTATATAATTATTTTCAATATTAATATATAAACCATCAGATTTATTATTTAAATCAAATATAACATCTTCAGAATTATTATCATATATATATTTATATTTGTCTTTAATAATTTTATTATATTTATCATCTTCTATTATATAATAATTATTATTAATAAATAAATTAAAACCACATAGTTCTTGAATAGTTGAAACATCATCAGGATATTTTAAAAATAAATATACCATTGTCAAATTATCATCATCTAATAAAAAATTGAAATAATATATATATATATGTAAAATATATAAAACATATTGAGATTTTATTTAGATAAATATAATATATCTAAATAAAATCTAATTTAAATTAAATTAAATTAAATTAAATTTCAACTGAAAATTTCAAACTTTTTTTTTTAAGTGCTGATGCACACAACTTATTCTTTTTCAATGATGACATATTAAAAATAATATTTATTGATATGCTTAATATCAAAGAATATGCAAACTTTGATATTGCATTAACAAATTATGTATTACGAAGAAAATATATAGAATGGATTCAGAATACTAGTCTAGTATTTAATACAAATATTTTATATATGAGAGATAGAATGCACAAATCATTATTTAAATGGATATGTAAGAGAAATCTAAAAATAGATACAATATTTATTCATGAAAGATTTTATTGGATATTACCATCTAAATTTAATAAATTAATTAGTAATCCAAATACAATTCAAAAAATTTCAAAATCTATTCCTGAATTTAAAGAAGGAGCTTTTAATTATGGAACATATAATAAACCATATTCTTATGATGAATATAATTGGTATCGTGAATCTATGCTAGATAAAACAGCAATTGATTTAATATCTAGATATCAAAGAAATATTAGATATATTGATTTAACAAATTCTCACGATATAGATGGAACTGATTTTAGAAAATTAGAACATTGTACAAAATTAGAAAAAATAAAGATAAATTGTATAAATATTTCTGAAGAAGATATAATATATTTATTACAAAGATTAGAAAATTTAATAATCTTTACTTGTGATGGTGTATCATTAGATAAAGAACATAATAAAAAATTTCTAAATATTTCTGATAATTTATTATTTGAAATTGCAAAACTTAGATTAAAAAAAATAACATTAAAAAATTGTAATAATATAACAGATAATGGTTTAGAACATTTAGCAAAATGTTTATCATTAGAAAAAATAAAATTACAAGAAATGCCAAATATTACTAGTGATGGAATATTAACATTATTAGATAATCAAAATATATTATCTTTAAAAATTGCTAATATAATAGATCCGTTAAGTCAGTCACCAAAAATATTAAATTCACAAATTATTAATAAAATTCTTCAACATGAAAAATTAATAAAATTTAATTTGTTTGAAAATTCATTATTACCTATTGGATTATTTGGATTAGATCTTCCTATATTACATTCTCCAATTAAAAAAAAAATTAATATTAATATTAATAGTAGAATTTTTGAATGTAATATAGAAAAATTTTTATTGGATTATCCATCATTAAATGAAGATTTAATTGATTATCCAGCATTAAATGAAGATTTAATTGATTATCCAGAGTCAGATTTAATTTAATTGTAAAATTAATAATTTAATATATTTTTCAATTTCTTTATATTGATCATTTGTAATATTATCATTAATTATATCATTAATATCAATATTTAATTCATTTATGACTTTATTTCTTTCTATTAATAATTCATTTACATAACTTCTAATTAAATTTTTAAAATATAAATTTTTTGATTTAATTTTTATAATTAATTTATAGATTAATTTTTTTGGATGAATTAAATATTTTATTCTTTGTTCTGTGTAAAATACACACCATCCAACACAAAAACCACCAGGATCTCCTATTTTTTTTGTTTTTTTATTCTCATTTATTTCTATAGTTTGAAATCCAATTTGTGGTAAATATTTTATAGGTTCTAAATATTCATAATCTATAAAATATTTAGAAAAATATGTTTTTAATATATAATCTAATAAATTATTATTATAATTATAATTTAATGGTTCTTCTGAACCATTTGGTTCAAATCTTTCAATAGTTTTAAAATATTTATCAATAATAATTACATTGGCATGTGATCCTAATTCTAGATCAATACATAAAGGTATAGCCATAATTTGTTTTGAATTTTTGATAAAAATATTTATAGATTCTTCTAAATTTGTTGGAAATATTATATTTTGAAAGATCCAAAATATTTCAAAATTTAAATAATCTCCAGATAATTCTTTAATAATATTTTCTTTTTTATAATATTTTTCAACTTCTAAATTTATCATAAAATTTTCAGTAATAGATGTATATAATAATTCATTTCTTTTCATAATTTCAATATAACATATAATTACATCTAGTAAAATTCCGGTAAAAGTTGTCATTTTAATATTTCTTGAATATTCTATATCAATGCAATATTTTTTTTGTCTTATTGGTATAGATATTTTATTTTCAATAATATATTTATTTATTATTTTTAAACATTTTGTTTTATCAGCATCCTTTTTTGAACATTTTTGTTGCCAATCTAATGTCCATTTATCATAGTTTTTTAATAAATTTAAAAAACTTTCAGATACAATATTTAATACATTATTTAAATTATTATCAGTTATTAAATCATATGGTGTTTTATTTAATTTATTTATTATGAATAAATTATTTTTTTTATTAAAAAATAAATTTAAATATTTTATATATAATTTTGTTTTAATTAAAAGATGCCATGATGTATCACCATCATCATTTTGTGTATTTAAATTTGTATTTATTATAAAATATTTTAAATTATAATTTGTTTCATCAATATTATCATATAATATTTTAGATAAAATTAAATGTAAATAATTATTTCCATTTAGATTAAATATATTAAAATTTAATGGATATCCTTTATTAATAATAAAATCTATCATTTCAAAATTATTTTCAATTATTGCTAAATGTAATAATGTATTACCTTGATTTTCTTGTAAATTAATATTAATATTAATATCTTTATTTTTTAATATATATTGTAAACCATAATTATTTCCATTTAATAAACATATCATTAAAGGAGTCATTCCACCAGATTTTTCTTTAATATTAACATTTACACCTAGATCTATTAAATATGATATAAAATTATTTAAATCATATAATGATGCAATATGTAAAGGTGACTCATTATTGGAATTTACAAAATTTAAATTTAGATTTTTAATATTTTGTAAAAAATCTATATTTTTATTTTTAATTATTAAATGTATTAATGAATTTTTATTTTTATCAAAAATATTTAAGTTTATATTTTTAGATTGGGCTAATTTATTAAAAATTATTACATTATTAAAAAATATAGCATAATGTAATGGATAATTACCATATATATCTTTAATATTATTAATTAATACACCAATTTTATTATTATTATTTAATAAAATATCAATAATATCATAATAATTATATTTTATAGGTATAAATAAAATACTCCTACCTTCATTATCTATTATATCTAATTTAATATTAAAATTTAATATTTTTTTTAAATATTTATCATTATTATATAATATTATATATTGTATCAAATAATTTGAATTTTCATCTTTAACATTATAATCAATATTATTTATTAATAAATTATCAAAATTTTCCCATTCTTGTTTTTTTATATATCTAAATAATTTAATATTTTTATCTAATATATTATTCATTAATATATTATTCATTAATATATAAATTGAAAATATTTTTATTTTATATTATATTAATATATATAATATAATATAAAAATATTATATTATATTATATATATTAATATAAGGATATATCTAGTATAACCAATTCTAATTAGTATTCAGTATAATCTTATTTTAAATTTTATTAATTAATAAAATTTAAAATAATATATTGGAGCACGGGAATTAAGAAAATAGATTAATATTAATCTATTTTCTTGAAATATATTAATTAATATTAGATTTAAAAAAATGTATTTTAAATAATAAATTTAATATTTTATAAAAATTATT